GTACAGATTCTGGCATCCAATGCATTTGATTTTGTAATACATAATAATCAAACATCCATGGATATTCAAACGGTTTGTAATAATCTCTATTTCCCAATAAACTCATGTCTACTCTCCCTTAATAATTTTAAATAATCTGTTGCATCTGCATACTGTTCAAATAATTTAGCTACAGTTTTTACTGTATCAGGATGGTCGGCTACACCAACTCCTTCCAAAAAATATATTTGAATATTACACAAAGCTTCTTGTTGTTTTGCTTTATATCTATTGTACAAAGCATCATATAAAATTTCTACTTTCATTTTACCCCTCACAGGCTATACATTCCACATCATCTAACTTGATTCTTGGAACTTTAATGTTTACATTTTCTACATTTCTAGCTGCGTTAGACCTAAAATAGTAGAGTGATTTCAATTTGTTCATACCGTACCAATGTACATCATTAACATATTGCATATATTCATCATGTTTATTTTGGTCTTCAGTTGCTTTTGGTAAAGTAAAAAATAAATTTACAGACTGTGCTTGGCATATAAACTGTTGTCGTTGATATGCATGTTCAACAACCCATATCTGATTTATTTCATTTGCTGTTTTAAATATTTCTTTTTCATTGTCAGTAAGTATATCTAAATGTTGTACAGACCCGTCTGACCCTGCTATATCTTTCCAAATATTATCTAATTTTTTACCTTTGAGACCCTTAGATTTTAAAAGTTTTTCTAGGTACTTGTTCCTAACCTGATAAGTTCCCGATAAAGTTTTATGAGTATAGCAATTAGCTCTATAAGGCTCGATACTAGGAGAAGTACCACTACATATAATACCACTACTAGCGTTAGGAGCAACAGCAAGTAAGTTAGCATTTCTACGACCTGAACTATGTATATCAGGAGCTTCTCCCCTTTCAATAGCCAACTCTTTAGTAGCTGCATTTGCTTTTGATTTAATATATGTGAAAGCCGTGTGGTTAAATCCAGTTGCGAAAATACCTTCGAAAGGTATGTTCCTAGACTGTAAATATGCATGAAAACCCATTGCACCCAATCCGAGACTCCTTTCTCTATATGCCGAATAGGCAGACTTAGTATATCCTTCTTTACCCTCTTTAATGTATTTATTAAATCTATTATAATTTGCACTGTAACCCCCTAATTGTGATGTATCTACTGCATTTTCAATGTAATGTTCTATTATATTATCTAACATAGTTATCAAATCTGATATAAAATTATCGTCTTTTGACCAATTATCGAAGTGTTCTAAGTTTACAGAAGACAAACAACAGACTGCTGTTCGTTCTTCGTTAGTAGGTAAAGTTATTTCAGAACAAAGATTACTCTGTCTAATTTTTAATCCTAAATCTTTTTGTTGTTTCGGTAAAGCTTTATTACAAGTATCTATATTAACCATATAAGGTTCTCCGGTTTCAGCTCTAGCATTTATAATTTGAAACCATAAATCTCTAGCATTAATTACTTTAACAGCTTCATTAGTTTTAGGGTCAATCAATCTCCAGTCTTCATCATTTTTTACTGAATCTAAGAAAGCATCAGTTATATTAATACCGTTGTGTAGGTTAAGACATTTACGATTAATATCCCCACCAGATTCTTTACGCATGTTTATAAACTCTTCTATCTCTGGATGGCTTATATCCATATATGCTGCATAAGAACCTCTTCTAGTTGTGCCTTGATTAAAGGCTAACATCTGAGAGTCTACGACATGCATGAATGGAATAGAACCAGTTGACCTAGAGCCGTGAGCAGTAGGTATACCATTACTTCTAACATCTCCCCAGTATCCACCAATACCTCCGCCTGAACTTGCCAACCAAATATTTTCATCATAGTGATTAGATAAACCAGTCCTGCTGTCAGGAACATAATTAAGAAAGCAACTGATAGGTAGCCCACGAGTAGTTCCCCCGTTACTAAGAATAGGAGTGCTAAACATGAACCAACAGTCGGAACTGTAGTTATAAAGTCTTTGAGCCAATTCATAATCTGTTTCTCCTTTGTATGTTGCACCAAATACTGAAGCTCTGGCGAAAGCTTCTTGAGCATGGGTTTCGTTATCCCAAAAATATCTATCTTTTAAAGTATCTAAACTAAACTTATCAAAGTTTTTTTCTTTATCATAATTTATAGTGATACCTAAATATTCTTTATTTCCTATTTTATCTTCAATCATCATGCCATATCTCCAAATATAAAGCTATAATTGCATAGTGTATTATTTTGTGCAACTCTGCTTGAGTAGAATTGTTTTCTTTTTTACCACACCTCATAGCGTATTTCATAATATTACCAATACAAAAACTTTCACCATGACCTGCATCTATTATCATATCAGTAGCTTGATATTTACCTTTACCATAATGTTGGGTATAAGTTGTATCAATATATGTTTTTATTATTTCTAAAATTTCTTTTTCTTTAAATTTATAATTTATTTTACTTTTCATTTAATATATCCTTTAAACTTATGTCTTCTATTCTTTTTTTATTATACAATCTTTTTACCTTTTTTACAATCCATTTAAGAGAAAAAGCTGATAACATTAATTTTCGATTAGCATATATATGAGTTTGTTTAGGTAACAATTTATAAGCATCTTCCATTTTCATTTTACTTGCTTCTTCTGGAGACACTAAAGTTTTTACCCATTCATATAAAATATGTAGTGATTGAGTCCTAATTTGTTTTGATTTTTTTCCATTCATAATTCTTTACCAGTTGCCAATATTTTAATATACTATTAAACATTTCTTTGTGTTTGTTGTGAGTGTCTTTATCCCACATATGACAAGCTATAAGCTCTGTGTTAGCTCTGTCTACAAAAATAGATACTCTTTCTGGGCTATCAAATCCACAGCCTTGTGCGTAAGCTGATAGTTGCATACCGTGTTCATCATAAACTAAACGAGAAGGGTCTTTACCCTCAAGGTTATCTTTAGTTTTAAAGTCTACAAATATCCCTGATTTAGAATATAAATCTATCTTGCCACCATATCCTAAATCAGAACAAAAAGAATCTTCTGCTATCCAATCTTCATTAGGAAACTTTTCATCTAAGAATTTTTTTATAACTTTATAAGTTTTGTTTTTAGATTTACCTAAAAATCCTTTCTCTATCATAGCATGAATTTTAGTACCTGTAATTGCAGCTTGTCTACCAATATCTCTATAATCTTGTTTACATCTGTTTATAAAACTATCATCTGTTTCGTTTTCTTCTCTTACTAAATTTAAAGATGATGTTAAAGCTTGTGTTACTTTCCAGTTTTCTAACGAGGGTTTGGCTATGATATTTAATATAGAAGTCACAGAAGGCACGAAACCTTCTTTCTTTGCATCTCTTAAAGTTGTATTTCTTTC